CTAATTCTTTGTACAGCGGATCTAGACCCTGTACCAGCTCGGTGTGTCTCTCACCCAAACATGACAGCTCCTCATAAGGAGCAGTATCAGCACCGGTTGAACGTTGAAGTCCCTTTAATAATCCAAAATTAATAAAAGGTACTTCCGTAAACATATTCAAACCATTGCGAGGATCAGTTCCCCGTAGAAAAGTACGTGAGTTCATCTCTGCGAAACCTCTAGAAAAGAAGGTTTTACCCACAGAGTTACTCCAGCCCACTACTGATGCTACTTTCTCCCAGATTGAAAAATCTCTAAGAGGGAAAACACAATCATCACCATTGACCATAAGTGGAACGAATTTAATAGGAATTAATCGTTCTAAATCACACCCTTGATCTAGGGATATTGCCATTCGACAAACTGTAAAATTTATTATACAGAGAACAACGAAGGATAAGATCTTGCCCATCGGCTGTGCCTCAAGTTGAGGTTTACTTATCGTGATGTATTTAGGTACTCGAGACTTACCATCTCGACCAATCTTACGATCAGCTTTACTTGCTGTTAACCACAGAGGGTTTAGTTCTTGGATATGACAGATATTCCCCGAAAGAGAACGGACCGCCAGCTCTGTATAATTTGGTTTTAGTTCAAGCAACCAACAGAGTGTTCGAACTACAGTACTACTGTATTCTACTATTGACTCATTGGTACAGTCACTATAATCACCGCTCAAGATTGAGAATCCTTCCTCTAAGGTTGGGATCGCATACTCGATATCTTCAAATGTAATAGGTCTCCCTGTTGTTTGAAAACATTGATGTTTTAGTAACTGTTTAGCAAGATATTTCTGTAGTGGTTTAAGTAACCAACTTTCTAAACCTTTACCTTTCGTAATTCCTCTCATTTTCAGAGCCTCCGAAAGGGTCATAAAACTGATATCAGTAGTCTTGCCTAAGCAATAATCTACCAATTCATCAATTTTAAGATCTGTTTCTTCCCCGTCGTAGTTAGTAGTTATTTCTAAATAAGCTACAGACTGCATTTCACCGTACTTCCTCACTGAGGGATCTTCGGGATCAACGTTACTAGGAAAAGTAATAGGTTTCGACACTACAGGGTCAACTTTGAGAGTATCAAATTTCAACTCAATTGGCTCGAAAGCGAGACCATGTTTGAGTTCACAACTAATATCCCTAGGATACTTAGGTATGTGTTGCTTAACAACAAGAAATTGACCACCATTTGCATACTTATTTTCAAAATCAGCGCTAAGACTCGGTACTGCTCCCCAATCCGGTTGGAATGAAGGTCTTCCCGACATGATCTCATGACAAGATATAGCTAATGCTTTATTCATCTCATCAGGACCAATCTCAACACTGTTTATATTAACAGTAACTAATGGCTTTTTAATTGTAAACTTAAGAAAAGTCTTCTTGGAAGCTAACTGACAAGCCTTGGCAGTCGGTCTGGCAGCTCCTTTCTT